GTGAGGTCTGCGATACACATAAACAGAATGGGAGAACGGTTGCTATGGCAACAAACGACTACGACAACGACGATGACTTTGATATTGATGAGTCAGATACGACTAGCTACAACGACGGAAGCGACTTACTAAAGAAGCTCCGTAAGGCTAAGCGAGCAGACGAGAAGCGAATCAAAGAACTCACCGAGGCACTTGAGACAGAATCCAAGTTCCGTCGTGAGCAAATTGTCCAAAAAGTCCTAGATCAACAGGGTGTAAATCCTAAAGCTGCACGATTGATCTTGAAAGATCTTGATACTGGCGTCAATGAGGAAACTGTTAACGGTTGGCTCGAAGACAACGGTGATCTTTTTGGATTTACCGCGCAAAAGCAGGTAGACCCTCAACAACAACTAGATCGTGCTGCTCTTCGGCAGCAGGACGTTGTGACGCAGGGTGCTTCAACACCCAGCCGTGATGAAGATGTTTCTTCAAGAATCGCCAATGCTTCACAGGCGGAACTTCTTGAAATGATCCAAAGCGGAAATTTCTAAACAACCCAACTCTAACCTTATAGGAGGTGCAACATGGCTAACGCGTATACATCCACAGGCTCTTCAAGTCTTGGTGGTACAGTCGGCAGTGCTGGTCTCGTTCAAAAGGCGTACGATCGCCTTATCGAATTCCAGCTCCGTGCCCAACCTCTTATCCGTAACATTGCGGATAAGACACCAGCACGTCAAAGCATTCCCGGTTCTTCTGTTGTATTGCAACGTTACGTTGACTTGACACAGCAGACCAACTCTCTCACAGAGACAGTTGATCCGGATGCAGTAGCATTGGCTACACCATCATACACAACCATCACTCTTGCCGAGTATGGTAACGCAGTGCTCGTAACCCGTGCGCTAGAACTCTTCAGCCTTGCTGACGTAGATCCAGCCATTGCTAACATCATCGCGTTCAACATGGCAGATTCGATCGATACAGTTGCTCAGAACGTTCTCGCAGCAGGTACAAACGTACTTCGCCCGGGTACAGCCACATCAACTGCTTCATTGACTTCTTCTTCAACATTCAACTCAGCAACAGCTCGTAAGGTAGTTGCTAAGTTGCGTACAAACAAGGCTATCCCTCGTAAGGGTAACATGTACGCTGCTTACATCCACCCAGAGGTTGCCCTTGATCTCCGTGCCGAAACCGGCGTCGGATCATGGCGTCAGCCACACGAGTACCAAGCAAATGATGAGATCTGGGCTGGCGAGATTGGTTCGTACGAAGGTGCGTACTACATCGAGTCACCTCGTATGTTCTCAGCCAAGACAGGTGCTGCTCAGACTACTTGGGCAACAGCAACTTCTACATCAGCTGCTTCAGGTGCTACAACAATCGCAGTTACATCTGCTACCTCCGGTGCGTTGTCAATCAACGTAGGAGATCAGGTTGCTGCTACAGGTATCGCCGCTTCAACAACCGTCACAGCAATCGATGCAACAGGATTGATCTGGACACTATCTAACGCTGTTACATCTGCTGGTGTCACCTCTGGTGCAACAGTAACTGTGACTCCAGTCACAAAGGTATTCAACACCTACTTCGCTGGACAGCAAGCGCTGTCTGAAGCCGTAGCTGAAGAGTTCCATGTTGTGATCGGTCCGGTCGTTGATAAGTTGATGCGTCAGCGTCCACTTGGTTGGTACGGAGTCGCTGGTTGGGCTATCTACCGTCAAGAGTCACTCTACCGCGTAGAGTCAACATCAAGCATTGACTACGTGTAACCACTAGTAATTGATTGACTGCAGGGCTGGGTAAACCCCCAGCCTTGTTGCCTTTTAATTAACAATCTATTAGCCAAGGAGTGTTATGACTCAGTATTACTTCACTGGTCCTACGACCTCCGAAGGTCCAGCGGGCGGTGGGCGTTTGTTTATCCGCTTTCGCCTTGACCGCGGTATCACCCTTTTACGCATGAATAACGTCTGGACTGAGATTCGCTACCCCACCGAAGATCAGACCGGCGCAGCCGATTACGTCCTTTGGGGCGGATACAANAATGTCATCAATCAGGAGATAGCAAATGAGCTTACAGCAGCGGGGTACGGACAGTACATCATCCCAATCGACCAGTGGCCTTATTCCTCATAGTCACGTATCCAAGGTTTTGAAATGGCAATACGACCTTATTGATGGAGATATGAAGCAGTCGGTAGCCCTTTATGGATGTACCCGATGCGATGAAACATCATTGGTTCCCTTTGCGGAACCAGATCAAGCTACTGAACATGACAGCCATAGATCCTATGTAGATGGTTGTTTTGGTTGCAAGATCAAGACGCTAGAACTAGCCACTGGAGATGCCGCGGGTCACATCATCGAATCTGGCACCACTCAAAAGAAGTGGGACAAAGAACTTGACAGATACCGAGACGCTAGAGCGCAGGGCGTTAAGCCTGAAGGCACAAGCACGGCGGCTGTCGAGAAGGCACTGAAAGCCTCTGAGGTTCTCAACAAACCTTACAACGGCGAGACGATGCCTAAAGCAGCTTACATTAACGAAAAATCCGTAGAAGTATTCAAAGAAGTAGGAGCAGTCTAATGGCTAAATATAGCGATGCTAAGCAGGATGCAAAGGTTATGAAGGGCATGGGTGCTTCTCAGAAGGCCGCCTTCAAGAAGGCCGATGCCAAGATGGATGCCAAGAAGCCTTCGGCTAAGGCAGACATGAAGATGGACAAAACCCTTGCTAAAAAGATTATGAAGAAGGGCAAGTAATTATGTGCATGGAATGCGGATGTGGNGAAAAGCCAGTAACAATCTCAGCACCAGTCAGAGTTGCACCGGGCCAAGATAGTTCNATCATCAAAGGCTTCGATGTACCACCCCCATATGGAAAAGGAAACTAACATGGCAGACATGATGAACCCAAGCACTCGTAGTGCTTACAGTGATTTCTCTGAAGTTAACACAGGAGATTTCAAAGGCGGAGTTGCTCCAGCAGCAGCCCCAGTAGCACAACCATTTGATGGGCTTTCAGGCGTATCAATGGGTGGAGCAGAAGTAGTAGAAGGCGTATACGTACAGCCTGAAGCAGGACGTCAACACTAATGGCGGCTACTAGCAACACGGGTTCTATGAAACTCGGTGCCGCTGGTACTCCAAACGCAGGTGTTCGTAAAGCAGCCTCAGATAACTCTCAGGTAAACAAATCGCAATACGGCTCTGTTGGTTCAGGACCCAAAGAAGACCCACGCCTTACCAAGATCTTTGCTGAGTACAAAGCAGAAACCTCTCCAGCCGGCATCAAGAAATCTGAAGCTGCGGCAGCACAGGTTAAAGCAGATGCAATAAAGAAGTACTACGCAAGTAAAGGATCCAAGTAATGGCTAAAGGAATGGGCTTTGAAGCCGCACAAAAGTCAATCGCTAAGAAGTCTGGCGTATCTATGAAGTCAGCAGGAGCAATCCTCGCTTCATCAACTCGCAAGGCTTCTCCAGCAGCAAAGAAGGCAAACCCTAATCTCAAGAAGGTCCTTCCTGCTAAAAAAGGTAAGTAATCGAATCCCTGCCTACCACGTGCGGGCAGGGCTTCTTAACAAGAAAGGTAAGTAATGGCTACCTATGGTACCGCCGTTTATAACGGCACAACCTACACGCTCTACGGTTTCCCCGGCTCTTCAATTCGAGATGAGTTTAACCGCCTAGCAAATGGTGGTACTTACCCAAGTCCCGCTGTATACCAAGATGTCCAAGGTGCTTGCAACCAGTGGACAGGTGCTGCAACTGGCACAGGCGTAATTGCTTCTTTGAACTACAAAGTTGACCCTACACGTCAACCTAAGAATTACCGTGAAATGAACTCAGTCCTAGCCGAGATCTCAGGCATTGGAACTATCGGAATGCCATCAACCTACGTCGAAGCGGTCACCGCATTAAGGACCATTGCCTCCTAATGACAACTCTTGCTGACTTAATTAACGACACTAAACTTAACATTCAGGGCTTTACCTACCGTCAGGATCGTGCTACCTACTTGACACAGGCTTGCACTTCTGGCGATCTACTTCTTTATGTAGGAGATACCCAAAACATCGGCACAGGAATCATTGAAATCGATGATGAACTTATGTGGGTAGATGCTTATGATCGTCAGGCTAACACCGTTACCATCGCTCCGTTTGGACGTGGCTATAACGGTACTGCCGCAACGACACACTCTGCTAACACACAGGTTATTGTTACCCCTACCTTCCCACGTGTGGCAGTTACCCGTGCGATCAACGACACCATCTCCGCTGTATACCCAAAGGTATTCGGAGTAGGTTCTACAGACTTCAGCTTCTTGGCATCTCGTACTACCTACCAGATCCCATCCGAAGCAACCCAGATCCTGCACATGTCATGGGAAACTGTTGGACCAACAAAAGAATGGCTCCCTATCCGCCAATGGCGTTGGGACCCACTAGCAGATCAGGCTACTTGGTCAGTTGAATCCCCTGATGGATTCACACCGGGTTATGCTAAGACTGTCTCATTATATGACAACATCCTTCCGGGTCGTACGGTTCACTGCGTTTACGCCAAGCAACCTACAATCCTTCTCAATGAGACAGACGATTTTGAAGCCGTAACTACCCTTCCATCTTCTATGCGAGATGTCATCATCTACGGTGCTACCTACCGCTTGTCATCCTTTATCGATCCTGCCCGTATGTCTTTGACCTCTGCTGCTTCCGATGAGTACGACTCTAAGCGTCCTTATGGCACAGGTTTGAATGTCACCAAGCAGCTCCAAATGATGTACCAGCAACGCCTTGAGGACGAATCCTTAAAGCAGAAGCTCAATTACCCAACCCGTACCCACTATAGCCGATAAGGTAGACGATGACAGCCCAGACTCCTCGTAAGTATTCCTCACGATCTCAGCAAACAACCCTTTCTGGATTGTTTGTTTCTAGTTCTACAGTTATGCCTGTTGTATCAGGCACTGCTCTTTTGGGTGGAATTGCTGCACCTACGGCTGGTCAGACCTTTACAGTGGTCGTTGACCCAGATACCTCTCTCGAAGAAATTGTAGACGTAACCGCGGTATCCGGTAATAACTTTACCGTTACCCGTGCGATTGATGGCTCTACAGCACAGGACCACAGCGCTGGTGCTGTTGTCCGTCACATGGTTATCGGTCGTGACCTTCGTGAGGCTAACACCCATGAGGTTGCTACATCAGGCGTACATGGGCTTACAGGCAACGTAGTTGGCGATACTGACACACAGGTGCTTACCAACAAAGACTTGTCTAGCGCTACCAACACATTGTCGACTTCTGTGGTTACCCTTACAGGTACCCAGACTCTGACCAACAAGACAATTACCTCGCCTACAATTAACGGTGGAACTGTCAGTTCTGCCACAGTAACAAGTTCAACGGTTGTATCTGGAACCCTCGGATCTGCCCTTGCAGCTGGCGGTTATCAGATCCACAACATGGCTGACCCAGCCTCTGCACAGGATGCCGCTACTAAGAACTATGTAGACGCTCAGATCAC